TTTACGCTAACTTTCAATATAACGATGGATACCACGTTGTTAATTATGATGCATATGCAGAAACCGCCCCACTCGCTATTTGCTTGGCGGCATTGGAAGTGGTTGGTGTAAAAGTGGAGGGAGAGAAATGACGGATTTCGAAAATCTTCTTAACGAATTTGAGCATGCCTGCCGAGGTGGGGACTATGATATTTCGGTGTGTTTAAGAAAAGAGATTATAAAGAAGGTGGAGCAGTTACAACAGAAGAAAGATTTGGTAGTTGAAGGCTTTAAACAACAAGTCGAGTTAGCTGTTGAATGTGTAAAAGAAAACACTGAATTAAGAAAACAACTCCAACAAACGCAAACCAAGTCAGAACGGTATAAAATTCTATTTGAACGTGTCGTGAAATTTATGATTGATAACGAAATTACTTGTGAGGAAACTATTTATCAATGTGATTGGGTTATTGAAAATGCTTATGAGTTTATCGGGGATTTATTTAACATTGTTGAATTAGAACTACCGATGGAGGGATTGAACGAAAATGCGAAGTAGGAGGTTTTTTAAAATGGAAGAAGTATCATTGGAAAAATGTAAATGGTGTAATGGAACAGGAAACGGAGCATCTCACATTATGGATACTCCATATACTTGCACTGATTGTGAAGGAACAGGCTATAAGGAAGGTAAAAGAGCCGAACGGTATTTTGATTATTTGATGGAAGAAAAAGAGAAAGAGTTGTTTGAGAAAGGCTTATTATAGTGCATAGTACGAAGATAATCTGAACGGTAAGGTGATGAAGATGCCAAAATACCAAGTTTATGGTGTTGTAACAGGAACGAAATACATTGGAGAATTTGAAGCAAATAACAAAGAAGAAGCTGAACAAATTGCTTGGGATTCTGAAAATAGCCATGTTTCTATTTGTTATCACTGCTCAAAAGAAATTGACGAACCGCAAATTGAAAAACTGGTTGTAGAAAAAGTAGAAGATTAATATAAATTCTGATGCTAGAGTAAAGGAGGTTGATACCGATTGAGTTACTCACACATGCTTTTTTCGAAAATAATAGACGATAACAACGTTGCTGCCTTTAAACGCTACAACATCACCGAGGACGACTTCGCAACGGAAGGCGAACGCGAGGTTTATCGTTTTATTGTCAATTACGCGGAACAAAATGGTGGCCGCGCACCTTCACATGAAGTAGTCGCAGAAGAATGCGAAGATTTCGTTCCTATGCCGGGTATAGAAGATAGCTATGAATACTTAGTACGAGAAGTAAAAGACTTGGCGGCAAAAGTTGCGCTCGATCGCTATTTGTCGAAATTTGCCGAAAAATTTAATTCAGGTGAACGTGGCGAAAAGCTTCTTGAGGACTTGCAGAAAAATGTCGAATTGATTAAAATAAGAACAGATGTTCGTAAATCGTTCGGAACGGACTTGCACAACGTCAAAAGTCAGTTTCTTGCGGAATACGAGCGTCGAAAATCAGGCGAATCATTCCGTATTTGGAAGTCGAAATTCGATTTTATCAATCGGAGTGTTGGCGGATATATTAGCGGAAACGTTTACGTTGTTTATGGAAAAAGCGGTCGAGGTAAGTCAATTATTACGCTTGAAGAAGCGATTGAAGCGGCATTGCAAGGCGCGAATGTGTTGATTTGGGCGATGGAAATGGGTTGGTTTGAAGTTTGGGTTCGTATATTCGTCAGTTTGAGCGGTCGGCAAGGCATTACAACCGCCAATATTGACGGCGTGGACATGAACGCAGGCTTTGATTCTAGCGCATTGCGAAACGGTAAACTTCCTTATGAATTTGAAACTGCGTTTAAATTTTTTCTTGATGGCGTAAACGAACAAATTTCCGGCAACATAATTGTTCGTGCGGTAGATGACGAAGATTTCCAATACAGAAATTTGAGGTCACTTGAAGCAGATATTATCGCAACAAATGCTGATGTTGTCGTGTTGGACCCGTTTTACTACCTGCAATACGAGCGCAACACGTCCAAAACAGCGGGTGGCGACGCAGCGGCAACATCGATGAAATTGCGTCATTTAGCAGGGCGGACACATTCTGTTATTTTCGCGATAACCCAAGCGGAAGAAACGAAAGAAAGTCGGGATGACGACGGTCAGCGAGAACTTAAATTACCGTCGCGTGAGGACGTGAAGAAAACGAAACAGTTGCTCGAGGATGCGTACTTGTTAATCGGCGTCGATACCGATTATAAACAAGGGCGCGGACTGATCGGGTTAAATAAAGGACGTGACGGCGGCGAAGGTGAAACGCAGGAAATTTTGTATATTCCGCAATACGGTATCGTGAGAGAACCGGAAACGGGCGAAGCAGTTGTCGGTCAATTCGATTTTTAGGCGGGGAGGGCGAGCATATGCCAACGATTGAAGTACGTGGCCAACCGATCGATATTGACGTTCGTTCCGAATTAGAGCTGTTCGAATGGGAACGTGCGACGTGGACAGAAGAAAAGTTGATCGCTGCAAGTCCTTTTCGGTATGATAGAAAACCGTCATTTTTCGTTCGCTTGCAACCATACGGCCAATATCCTGCCGGCGTGTGGTCGGATAGCGGCGCGTATGACGAAGAGTGGCGGAGCGGAAATTTCGTTAAGTTGCTGTCGTTCCTGCGGTCGGAAACGTACGAAGAAACCGAAGAGTATTTGCTTATGACGTACGGCCGATCAAGCGGAGACGATATAAAATTACGACTGGACTTGCGGTTGCCGCGTCGTTTTGAACCGTTGCCTGAATCGTTGATTGAACCGGCGATTAGTCCGTATTTGACTAGTCGCGGCATTAGCGAACAGGCACAACTGTTGGCAGGCGTTGGTCGCAGTCGACACAAAGGTTTTGTAGCGATACCGTGGCGGATGGCTCGTGGCGAATTAGTAAACGTTATGTACCGAGCAGTACGCGGCAAACTTTTCTTCTATGAAAAAGGCGGTTGGCCAATTCGTGAATTAGTGTGGGGAATCGATTTGATTTATCGAGAGCGGGCGAAAAAAGCGGTACTTTGTGAAGCGCCGATCGATGCATTGACGTGGTGGAGTGCTGGCGTGCCGGCGGTCGCGGTAGGTGGCGTGAATTTTTCGGACAAACAAGCGGACATCATCAAAATGTCGCCAATTGAAACATTGGTGCTTGGCGCGGATAACGACAAAGCAGGCGCGAAACTGAATGAAGCGGTGAAGCGGAAAATGCGCGGTCATGTGCGTTTGATGAAGGCGGATTATGGCGATAAAAAAGATGCGAATGAGTGTGGCGCTGATATACTGCGTGATAAAGCAGAATTATTCGCGCCTATATTCGACAATCTTTTCGATTGGAACATCAAGAAATTCGCAAATACGAACTATCGTTGAAAGACGGACACTTTCGCCTCTGCGCATTTTAGCGATTGTTTTACCGTCAATAATACCTTTATTGCGTAAAACAGATGGCTTTAAATTTTTCTCTTCTAATGTTTTGAATAGGGGCTCGTAAGAAATCATAAAAACACCTCCGAAAAAATGTTGCCAAAAGGGTACATTTACGTTATTATATGGATTAGAAAATATTATACCATCATATTTACGAAACAAAATTAAAAAAGTTTCAAAAACATGTCGCACTTTTTGCATCTTCTGTATCCTACATTAGTAGATAAGGAAAAGGAGGAATAAAAAATTGAAATTTGACAACTTAATATTTGTTGAAGAGGCTATGCGTTTCCCGGAAGTAGTTAAACTAGTTAGAAATGCTTCTGAAAGAATTTGGTACAAAGTCAATGATGTAACATCGTTTGAGCATACTTGTTACCGAAATATCGGCATAGCATTGGTTAACGAAAATGTGCGCTCGGTAGGAGGTATAGCAACGAGAATTATCGCAAGAGCCGAAAAGTGGCACATTAAAAACAGAGGCGCAGAGCCGTTAGAATCAATTCAATCTTTGGCGGGATTGGATGAGGAAGGCTGCGAACAGCCTTTTGAGATTAAGGACGTTTTGGCGAACGTCGAATCAACGGTTATAGATTCGCAATCAGTTAACGAAAAAATCGCCTTTTTGGCGGAAGGCGATTCTCGTAAGGAGTTTGTTTTAAGGCACTGGACGAACGGCGGGTACAACGATAAAGAACTTTCCAACGTTTTGGCGAACGTTTTTGGCGGGAAAAGTTCTAGTCACCGCCGATTCATCCAGCGTTTCAGAATCGAATGTCAGAAGCGTTTGGCGAACGCTGTCTGACTTTTAAAAACGAGGGCGTTAATAAAATTGGCGTAGTATGCCCTCATCTATATTATAACGCATAACTTATTAAAATTAAACTTAATGCTGTTATAAATTTAACACGTTTTAGCACGACTTGTCAACACTTTAAGGCGGTGAAGTTTGTATGACGGAAATATTATTATCGCTAGTTGCGTGTTTCATATCGTTCTTCATAGGCTATGTTTGCGGAAACGACGACAAGCAGACGAGGGAGGGGCGTTAAAATGGCGAAGGTTATCGATTTGCGCGAAATTCGGCGCAAGAAAATCGTTGCACAATATATAGCGTTTTATGGCACAACATACGATAAGGCGGTGTGCAAGAGATGAAAACGCTGGGTGACGCAATGAAACAGGCCGGTTTATTGGTGCTTTCCGATCACGCTAAAGAACGGATACGCCAACGAGTTGGTATTATTTCGGAATCTGTAGCAGTTTCGTGGGTTAGCGACGTAATTTCGCAAGCAACCGAAACCAAACGTGACGGCAATAAAACGCATTACATCACGGATACTTTCGAAATTATTTGCGACGGTGTACGTGTTGTTACGGTAAAGCCTGCTGAGCAAGCGAACCAGTATTTCGGAATGTTTCGCGAATTGTTGACGAAAGAAGCTTCGAAATTATTAGCATCCTACAAACGAGAACTTCGCAAAGCAGAAATAGCAGTTGCGGAAGCGCAGTTAAATTTTTTAAAAGCACGTAATCCGCACACGAAAGATCGTATTAAAGCGAAACTAACCGACGCGATCGATTATAAAGCGTTGGTAGAGGACGAAATTAGGAAAATCGAATTAGCGGCGAAAAGATTCGGGGTTGAGGCGACGAAATAGTCGCCCGCCCGCCGGAGAGCGCGAAGGCAGTCGTTAAGTAAATTTGTCGCGGCGGAACGCTAAAGCTATCCGTCGTTTCGGCTGCTAGTTCGCGCTTTGCGACGGGCGTGGGACGCTGCGCCCCAAAAACCCGCCCGCGCGAGTTGTGGTTGAGCTCGGGATACTAAAAAACGCTGTCGGTACGCCACAACGTACCGCAACCAGCCGGCTCAAGCGAAGGGTTTGGAGAACCGGCTTTTGAAACGCAGGAATGATAACAGGAAGGTTCGGGGAGCTTTCGCTTTAAATAGCCCGGGCGCCGTTCGTAAAATGTTCCGTTCTCGAAGCGTAAGCAGGCAAGGCGGTCGAGCGGAAAGTACTGTTGTCGCCTGCGTAGAACATTTCAAATAAGTTAACGGAGGTTGATCGAATGGGTTACATTTCTAAACGTGGCGTTGACGCTGCCAAGTCGGCAACAGCCGAGCAACAACATGATGCTAGTAAAGCGTTGGTAACGTTGAAAAGCGGCACAACTTTGAAAGTGCGTGTGCTTTCGAAAAACGATAGCGCTGAATATTTCGCAGCTAGCGTATACAAAGTGTTTAACACTACGCCAGTTGCGCCGGGAAATTTGTACCAAAAGGCGGCTAACATTCTGTTTGAACAGGCGAAAAGTGCAGCAACGCAAGCGGAAGCGGACGAACTGAAAGCGAAAGCCCGCGCACTAAAACCGAAGCCACGCTACTTATTCGGTTTCATCAATCTCGAAAATGGCGAGCCGATTGTCATTGATTTGTCGAAAGCGCAAGCGCAAGTGATTTACCAAGCGCTTGAAAAGTACGAAAAGAAAATCGGAAAAGTCGCTTTTGAATTATCGAAAAGCGGTACAGGAACATCTACAGTCGTTAGTTTCTCGCCCGTGCTAGATATGGACGAAGATTTAACGGAAGTTGAGCGCAAAAACTTCGAGGAAGCAGGCGGCAAAGAGTTTCCGGCGGAATTATTCGAAAAAGTTTTGTATATGAAAACGGAAGAGGAACAGCTTGCCGACTTAAAAGCGTTCGGGTTTGATGTTAGTTTACTCGGATTGGAAGGTAGCAGCGAATCTGAATACGATTTCTAAGGAGGCGGTTAAATGAACGAAATTTGTTACGATTACGCTTCGCTAAAAGGCGAGACAATCGTTAAAGTCGAATCTATTCGCGCAGAGTATGGGCGCACATACGATAGTTACCTTTGTTTTACCTGCGAAAGCGGTAAGCGCGTATTAATTCACGGGGGCAACCCATATAGGCCGAACATTGACATCGAAGAAATGCGAAAGACCGACTTCTTTACTCCGGAAGAAATTGGCGAAAAATTAGCCGAGATCGAGCGTCAAAAAAGAATACGAAAACAAGCACAAATTGAAGAAAAAAGACGTCAACTCGAACGTTTGAAACGCGAATTAGAGGAGGCGGATTAATTGGCGCACATTACCGAAGTAGTGGGCAAATACTCGCAAGTGATCGCCAAAGCCGCGCTCATGGCAAACGGCTGGGAAGTCGCAGAAACGGAAACAGACGAAACTTACGACTTCGTCGCTCGCGACCCGATCAATCGCGAGTGGTACACGTTTCAATGCAAAACGATTCGGAAGCGATCTGATCGCAATAATGAGTTGGTTGTGTACGCTAAGAATGGGCGCGGCATACCATACGCCAAGCCCGACGCTGATTACATTATTGGCGTGTTGGGCGAAGAGGGCGAAATCCCTCGCGTGTGGTATTTTGAAAACGTTGGTTGCGGCGAGTATTGGGCGAATGAAACAAGCGCAAGTAAGCGTTGGATTGAGTTGCCGTTATGGTTGAATCGAGGTATTTACGAAAGAGAGGCGGTTTAATGTTAACTATTTTAGCGTGGTACACATTAATATTTATATCGTTAAGCGGTGCGGTAACAGTTGTTGATAATAAACAGCCAGGATTGATTAGATTGGCGTCGCTTATTTGTGTAATTCCGATTATTATTTTTGCGATTCTAACGTTAATAAATTAAAACGGAAGGTGGCCGATAATATGGCGAAATTAGAAAACGTGAAAGTTCTCGAAATGAGTTACGGTGAGGTTACTCACATTCAATATAACGGTAAGATTTACGAGAGAGTTAGCGCGAAAGCGAGTGCCGGCGATTTGGTTCTAGTTGAGAACGAAGGAGTTGCGGAGGCTATTGGGGGCGTTGAATCAGGCGCTTTTTACGAATTACACGAAGATGAGTATGGCTATTTATTTTTCAAAGATGACGATGATGATGCTCGTGTTTACAGCAGTTGGTCCGACGAACTCGTACTTTTCCGCGCGATAGAAACGGCTGATAAAGATGATAAAGATATTGAAAAACGAGTTGCCGAATTGGAACGTCGATTATCTGCGATCGAACGCCAGCCAGATCGTTTAAAAATCGGTGATTACGCACGAGTTGTCAGAGATACGGGTTTTGGTGATATTACAAGGAACTCGATTGTTCGGATTGCAAGTGATTTGGATGAAGACGGAGACTATAAAATCAAGTTACTTGACGGTTCTGATTATGATTATGCACGACCTTCGGCGTTAGAAAAAATAACAGACGAAGAAGTTGACGAGTATATGCGTTCTCAGTTCAAGAAGGGCGACAAGGTACGTTTAGTTAGTGGTGGCGACAAATTTCCGTTATACGGTTTTTATGATGGAGAAGTTTACGAAGTAGATGATAATAACTGCGAACACGGCGAAGGGCCTTACAATAAATTGATAAGAATAGTCGACAAAGATGGAGGGCCTGGGTATGCTAGGCCGGACCAATTAGAGAAAGTTAATGTCGAAGAATTAAAATTTATTAAACTCGGACGCAAGCCGGGCGAATTTAAAAAAGGCGACATCGTTCGTGTCGTCAATAATTATGGTGGGGACTTGATAAAAGGCGGTCTATACGAAATAAGCGGTCATGACAGAAGTAGAGAATATGTTACATTGGACGGTATAAACTGGCTTGCAAAATTTGAACTAGTCGCGCCAGTCGAAAGCCGGGTTGACCTTGATTGATGGCGTGGAGTGTGTCGTGTGCGGCGCAATACTAGATGACACACTCGCCCTTTACGACCGATTCTCCGAACAGTATTTTTGCGACGAATCCTGCTTCGAAGAATGGTTTCACGAAACGTTTGTTGACGAATACAAAAGGAGTTGGTTGCGTTGAATTTGAAACTTTCGCTTACTATCGATTCTAACGCAACTGAACGCGCACGTCAAGCGAATGAGCAGCGAAAAATGGCGAGCGAATCGCTCGCTGACGCTTGGCGGCGGATTTTCGCAATGAAATTGACGGAAACTGATCGGCGGAAGCTTGCGGAAGTTAAAGAAGCGATGGATGCCGGCTTGATCGGTCGTAACCCGCAAGACTGCGTAACGAAGTCCGGTCGCCCTAAAGCGTTTAGTAAAGCGGAAGCACTTCGCTTGTGGCAGGACTTACAGGAACGAAAGCGCGAAGAGACGTTACGGCGCATGGTCGAAGAAACGCCGAGTAACTATGAATTGATAACGACTGATGAACAGTTTCAAGCGTTATTAGACGAATTGACGAACGAACCGATCATTGCGCTTGATACCGAAACAACAGGCATTGACCATTTCGCTGATGAAATAGTCGGTATTTCTATTACACTTCCGAACGTAGACAAACACGTATACATTCCGATTGGACATACACAAGGCGAGCAGCTTGATCGTGAATATGTACTCGAAGGTTTACGTGAGTATCTCGAAAGCGCAGCGATTGGCAAAGTGCTTCATAACGCTATATTCGATATACACATGTTTATTCGGCACGGAATTCGCTTACAGGGTTTGCGATGGGACACGCAGACTGCTATGGCAATGTTAAACGAAAACGAACCGTCGTTTGCCTTGAAAAATTTAGCGACTAAATATTTGCGTGAGCCGTCGGACACTTTCGATGAGTTGTTCGGGAAAAACGCTAAATTCGCAGAAATACCGTTAGATGTTGCGCTTGTTTATGCGGCAAAAGACACGCATTTGACATGGCGTTTGTATGAGTTTCAACGTCATCATATGGCGAAATTTCCGAATATGTTGCGTTATTACGAAACGGTTGAGGTTCCGTTGCTTGACGCGATTGTTGATATGGAGCAAACGGGGTTTTTAATTGACGTTGACTATGCGAAAAAATATGGTGCAGAAATGAAGCGTGACATTGAGGAAAAAGAACGGTCGCTGAAAGCGAAACTAGGCGACATAAATTTGAACAGCCCGGCACAATTGAAGCCAGCGCTTGAAAAAATCGTTGGTCATTCGCTTGAATCAACGGATGCGAAAAAGGTGCTTAAACCGTTAAAAAACAAGTTTCCAATTGTTGCGGAACTTCTCGAATACAAAGAACTCGTTAAGTTGTATTCGACATATATAAGTGTTTTGCCAGAGTTGATTCATCCGAATACTGGCCGGTTACATGCACGATTCAATCCGATGGGCGCACGGACAGGGCGGTTTTCTAGCGGTGGTAATGGCGTTAATTTACAGAATCAGCCTAAGTCGGCTCGAAAGTTATTCGTTGCGCCGGAAGGTTGGGTTATTTTAGGCGGAGACTTTTCGCAACAAGAGATTCGTTGCGCTGCCTATTTTACGCAAGAACCAGTATTGCTTAACGCTTATGCCGAAGGTCGTGACGTTTACGCTTCAATGGCGTCTGATTTTTACGGGAAGCCATACGAAGAATGTGGCGACGGTACGCCGGAGCGAAAAGCAATGAAAACAGGTGTGCTTGCGGCGCTATATGGAACGGGGCCGACAACTCTTTCGCAACAGTTAGGTTGTACCGTTGAAGAAGCGAAAAAGTTCCTCGACAAGTTTTTCCGCAAACATGCAAATGTTAAACGTTGGATTGACGAAACGCAAAAGTTTTTACGAAAGTACGGCTACGTTTGGATGGATAAGCAACAACGAAAACGGCGGTTGCCAGAAGCGAAAAAGCGAACGTTTGGTTATGATGCGGATGTGTCGAGAGCATTGCGGCAAGGACCAAATGCCGTCATTCAAGGAACAAGCGCAATTCAAACGAAGACAACGATCGTGCGACTACACGAACTATGTAAACGGAAAGGTTGGCGATTGCTTGCGACTATACACGACGAGGTGCTTTTGTTAGTGCCGAACACTATTACTCGCGAAGATATTGCGGAATTTGAGGACGTGATGATTAATACGTATCGTTTCGGTAACGTGCCGAACAAGACGGACATTGAGTTGTCGCTAAGGTGGGGCGAAGGCATGACGGTTGACGAGTGGTTTGCGAGAAAAGAGAAAGGAGTGGTTGTGTGACACTTGATGGTCTTTTACTGAAACTTTACGTGATGGAACTAGCGGAGTACTCATTAGACGATGTTTTCGGAAAGACGAAGGAAGATTTTGAGCTCGAAGTTGACGGTTTATCGGCCTATGCAAAAGCGGAGTTAATTAGTTCACGCGGAGAATTGGTCGATGAATCATTCGAAGAAGGCGGCAGATGGTCAAATTATCGCGTTAGAGTATTTCGCTTTTACTATTACGATGACAGTTATGGTGAAGGAGATTTTATCTACGTTAGAGTAACGGAAGAAGTGCCAGCTACGGAAATGCAAGAAGGTGGTGATTTTATGGAGCCAGAGATCGAGCAAGTATATCCGCATAAAATCGAAACGACAGTCTATAAAACTACGAAACCGGGTGATGACAATTGACGAACTTACAAGCGCAAATTGAAGGCGACTTAATCGCAATGTTAGACGAATGGCACTCGTTGCCAGAGGTTTGGGACAACGAATTAGACGCGCAAATTCACGAATGGTATGCGAATGTCGAACCGGTATATCCGAAGCGGCCGTATTTCAGCCCGTCAGCTGCCGACGCCTGCCCACGCGAACTTTATATGAAAGCGATCGGGGCTGAGCGCGATAACACGAAGCAACAACCGCATCAAGGACGTTGGCAACGAATCGGAACAGCGATCGGCGGCGTCATTCAGCGCGACATTTTGTTTATCGAAAAGCATTTCGATAGGATTACGGGCAATAAGCCGCCTTTCGTGTTCGAGCGCACGCCTGACGGACGGCCGATGTTCGAGGACTTTGCGAAAAAGAATCATCTTGTCGAGTGGGGCGGCGAACGATTTTACCTTTACGGAGCGCCGGACGGAATTATGCGATATACAACGGATGATGGCGAGGTTATACGCGTTGGACTTGAAATAAAAAGCAAGCAAACAACGCCAGCTAAAACGAGTTTACACTCGATGGTTGCGCCTGATTATAAACACGCTAAACAAGTCGTTGCTTACAGCGCCATGTTTGATTGTGATTATTACGTCATACTTTACGTCAATGCCGCAAAGCAGGCGTGGGAAGTAACTGACGAACAATACGAAAAAACACCGGACATGCGAGCATTTTGCCTGCATATTACTGACGACGATCGAGCGGAACTGTTCGATAGGCTGGCGGGCATTAACCGTGCTGTTCGCGAACGTAAGCCGCCAAAACTAGACCTTGACAAATGGACGTTCAACAATTACAAGACTGCTTGTGCTTTGTCGCTGACTGACGAAGAGTTTGACGAAATTAAGGCGTATGTTAAGCGAGCGTTAAGATCGAGGTTGCCGGAATGGCGCAAACAGGCGTATTATGACGCGTTTGAGTTTATTCGTGAGGTGAGAGAAAAGGAAGTGAAGGAATGACGCGAATATTAGCTTTCGACACGTCCATGTCATCGCCGGGCGCAGCTCTCGTTGAAATCAGTCGTGGCAATGCCCGAATTATTGACGTGTCGCACGTTACCACAACGTCAAGCCAACCTCATGGCTTGCGAGCGGAAATCGTCGAGGCGTGGGCGACGTTGTTCATTGCGAAACATGGAATAAAGTTTGACGAGATTTTGCGAGAAGATTTTGTTGGTCGCACGTCGCGGCAAAACCACCCTGTTTATAGCGCATGGGGAGCGATAGATCAAGCACTCAATAAATTCGGACTAAAGGTAACGCAACAGCCAATTAGTCAATCGAAGATTAAACGTTTAGTTGTCGGCAAGGGTAAGGCGGAAAAAGACGAAGTGGAAGCGGCAGTTAGGCGGTTGACTGGTTACGCTGGCGAGTTTGCGACAGATGACGAGAGTGACGCGGTGGCGGTAGCGTTGGCTTGGGCGATTGAAAACGGGTTGATTAAGGAGGAGGAATCGAAATGAAACAAATTATAATTACGTTTTTACTTTTGGTTGTTCTACAGTTAATCGTTTGGGAAGCAATCGTGTTGGGAATCGCTTGGACTGTCGGAGTTTTGGCGAGTATTTCAGTTAATTATTGGATAATTGGCGGAATCGTCGCTGCGATTTGGTTATTACAATTACTAGCCAAGTTGTCCGGTTTGTATATGTTGTATAAGGAGGACGAATAATGCAGTTAATTAACGCAGGGTTGGGAGACGGTAATGATTGACTACGCATTATTGCGACGATTAATAGCTGACGAAGAACAAACGCTTGCCGACATCGAATACGAAATTAGGCGAGTAGAACGAAAACTAACGGAACTTAAACGAGAACGTGACGAACATGCAGAGCATTTGCGTGACTTGCGTGGTTTGTTGAGCGAGGAGGTGAATGACGGTTGTTAACGGTATTTTCTATCGTTTGTCTAACGTTGCTTTTATTTATATACGTCGATATGGATACTAAAGGAAATGAACAGTTAATCGCAGGTAAAATCGTTTTAATAGCGTTGGTTATTATTCCGTTTATCGATACGCTAATTCGGTTGTTTACGGTAGGTGATTAAGTGATTTATTATTCTTCACTTACAGGTAATACACGAAGGTTCGTTAAGAAAACGGGATTGCCTGCGGTTGAAATAAAGTGCGGTATGAAAGCGATCAAACCTTTCGTAATTGTTACTTATACGATAGGTTTCGGTCAAGTTCCACAAATTGTCGATGAGTTTTTAAAGCAAAACAGCGACTTACTTTGCGGTGTGGCGGTCAGTGGTAATCGTAATTGGGGCGATTCCTACGGGAAAGCAGGCGATATTATAGCGAATAAATACAACGTTCCGTTACTTTTAAAGTTCGAACTGGCCGGCACAGACGACGATGTTAAGACATTTAAAGAAAGGGTGGTTAAGTGCGGTATATCGAACTAAACAACGAAATCATGCAGCGTGATGAAAACGGAGACTTACAGCTTGAAAAAGACAAAGAAGCTGTCAAAGCCTATTTTATCGACTACGTAAATCAAAACACCGTGTTTTTCCATAACCTACGCGAAAAACTCGATTACTTAGTCGAAAATAATTACTACGATAAAACCGTGCTAGATAAATATACATTTGACGAAATCAAGCGTGTTTATGAAACGGCTTATGCGAAAAAGTTCCGGTTCCCATCGTACATGAGCGCTTTTAAATTTTATAACGATTATGCGCTGAAAACAAACGATAAAAAGAAGATACTGGAGCGGTACGAAGATAGAATCGCAATTGTCGCGTTATTTCTTGCTGATGGCGACGCGGGCAAAGCCGTTGAGTTTGCGAAACTATTAATCAATCAAGAGTATCAGCCCGCAACACCGACGTTCCTCAACGCTGGACGCACCCGTCGTGGCGAATTAGTTTCGTGTTTCTTGCTCGAAGTTGGCGACAGTCTTAACGACATAAATATGGCGGAATCGATCGCAAAACAGCTTTCTAAAATCGGCGGCGGCGTTTCGCTGAATTTGTCAAAAATTCGTGCAAAAGGTGAATCAATAAAAGAAATCGAAGGCGTCGCAAAAGGCGTCGTTGGTGTAATGAAAATGCTTGACCATGCGTTTCGGTATGCCGATCAGATGGGTCAACGACCGGGTGCAGGCGCAGCATATCTTAATATTTTCCACGCTGACATTAACGAATTTTTGGAAACGAAAAAAATTAACGCTGACGAGGACTTTCGCGTTAAAACACTAAGTATTGGCGTTATTATGCCGGACAAATTTATTGAATTGGCGCGGGAAAATAAACCAGTATATTTGTTTTACCCGCACACTGTTTATAAAGCATACGGGCGTCATTTTGATGATATGGATTTATCCGAAATGTACGACGAGTTAGTCGAAAATCCGGCAGTTCGTAAGAAAAAAGCAAACCCACGTCAATTGTTAGAAAAAATATCGGCGTTACGGTTTGAATCGGGGTATCCGTTTATTGTGTTCGAGGACAATGTTAATCGTATTCATGCGCTAGATAACGTTGGAAAAGTTAAGTTTTCCAATCTTTGTACCGAGATCGCTCAATTAAGTATTTTGTCGGAATACACCGATTATGGTCAGCCTGACAAAATCGGCTTAGACATTTCCTGCAATCTAGGCTCGTTAAACATCGCTAATGTTATGGCGAACAAGTCGATTGAAAAATCCGTTAAATTGGCGATGGATGCCTTAACAATGGTTTCAGATTCGACAAATATCGTGAATGCGCCTGCGGTTGCTAAAGCAAATCGATTAATGCATTCCGTTGGGCTTGGCGCAATGAATTTGCACGGATACCTAGCACAAAACGGTATTCCTTACGAAAGTGAAACGGCTCGCGAGTTTGCTAATGTGTTTTTTGCGGCGGTGAACTACTGGTCGCTGATTCGTTCCAACGAAATAGCGAAAGAACGTGGCGAAACTTTCTACGGGTTTGAAGGATCGAAGTATCACACCGGCGAGTATTTCGACATGTACCTTAATGAGGATTTCACACCGAAAAGCGAACGTGTGGCGAAACTATTCGAAGGTATTACATTACCTACTCGCGATGATTGGGCGAAGCTGAAAGAATCTGTAATGAAACACGGGTTATATCACGCTTATCGATTAGCAATTGCACCGACCGGTTCAATTAGTTACGTTCAGTCAGCGACAGCAAGTGTTATGCCGATTATGGAGCGAATTGAGGAACGCACATATGGTAATTCGAAAACATATTACCCAATGCCGGGCCTTTCGCCGAAAACGTGGTTCTTATACAAAGAAGCATACGACATGGATATGTTCAGAGTTGTCGACATGATCGCGACAATTCAGCGACACGTTGACCAAGCGATTAGCTTCACGTTATTCATGAAGGATACACATACAACGCGGGATTTGACGAGAGTTGATTTATACGCTCACTATCGCGGAATCAAAACGTTATATTACGCTAGAACGAAAGATACAGGTCAATCTGAATGTTTATCTTGTGCAGTTTAGGAGGTAGATTATTTGTCATATACAGCAGCGAATTGGGCGCAGCCTGACGATCATTTTACGCAATTATTTTACGCACAAAACACTCGGCAGTTTTGGTTGCCGGAAGAAATATCGTTAACTGGCGATATTCATTCGTGGAAATTACTTACGGATGCTGAACGACAAACATATTCGCGAGTGTTGGCAGGTCTGACGTTGCTTGACACACTTCAAGGAGACGTTGGAATGAACTCGATTTTACGCCATGTGGACGGACACCAACGAAAAGCCTTGCTGTCTTTTATGGCAGCAATGGAAAACGCGGTTCACGCAAAATCTTACTCGAACATCTTTATTACATTATGTTCGATGGAAGAAATAAACGGACTATTCAAATGGGCGCATGATAATCCGTTTTTGCAACGGAAGGCGGAAATCATAGGCGAACTATATAAAACGATTACTGACGATATATCGCTTTATAAAGCAATGGTCGCGTCGGTATTCCTCGAAAGTTTCCTTTTCTATTCCGGTTTCTACTATCCGTTATACTTTTACGGGCAAGGACGGTTAATGAATTGCGGTGAAATTATAAATCTTATCATTCGCGACGAAGCGATTCATGGCGTTTATGTCGGACTGTTGGCGCAAGAGTTATATAATAAACAATCTGACGAAGTTAAGAGAGAACTATACGACTTTGTAACGAATTTGCTTATGCGTCTATATGAAAACGAAGTTGATTACACTCACGAATTATACGACGAGGTTGGGCTAACTTATGACGTTCTCAATTTCGTTCGATATAACGCGAACAAGGCGCTTTCAAATCTAGGCTTTGAGCCTCAATTCGAACATGACGACGTTAATCCGATTGTAATAAACGGGCTTTCAACGAAAACGAAATCGCATGATTTCTTTTCGATGAAAGGAAACGGCTACAAAAAAGCGAAAGTTGAACCGATTCGTGACGAGGATTTTATTTTCGACTAAAGGAGGAACGTTAATGAGCACTAAACCGACCAAAAGATGCGACTTCAAGCGACTGCTGGCGATTATTGCCGACAGTCGCGAGCCAGACTATTCGGAGGTTGAGCGTATTGCTGAGCGCAACGGGTTTTACTTTGACGAAAAAGGAAACGTGAGGGAGGACGATTCTCGATGACAATTAGTGTGAAAATCAAACGCCTACATCCTGACGCAGTAATTCCGCGCTATGCACACGAAGGAGACAGCGGTTTTGATCTTGTTGCGATTGAAGACGTAATCATCAAGCCGGGCGAAACGGAGTTAGTCCGAACAGGCTTGGCGTTTGAATTACCGTCGGGCTACGAATTGCAAGTGCGCCCACGCAGCGGAATTAGCCTGCGGACGAAATTACGCGTCGTGCTTGGCACGGTTGATAGCGGATTTAGGGGCGAAATCGGTGTGATTGTCGATAATATTGCGGAAGACCCGTGCGGTAATGAATCGCAATATCTAACATATATTGACGGTTTAGATTATCGTACAGACGGCGAAATGTACCCAAACGATACGTACTTGATTCGTAAAGGCGACCGCATTGCGCAGGGCGTAATCAAGCCGGTCGAACAAGCACATTTTATCGAGGTCGACGAGCTGGACGAAACAGAACGTGGGGCGAACGGGTTTGGGTCAAGCGGGGTGAAGGCGTGATGTTCATGTTGTTTCATTTCAAGAAGGATGATTCAAATGGAATTCGTTAAATATTGGTTAAAATGCTCGTTGATAGTATTAGTGTTTTTGTTAGGCGTTTTATCCGTAATTGGACTAGTGTGTATTCTTAAATCCATCCCTTCAACATTTGAATTCTCGTTAATCTTGAGTTTCGGGATCGGGTTATTAATGGCGATCGGTAAAGATGATGTTGCAAATTAATAGGAAAGAAGGAGGAACGAAAATGAACGGTTATACTGCGATAACGAAGCGGATAGACGGAAATGAGGGACGTGAATGAAACATGTCGCTAGATTCGTTTTAGGAACGATTTTCTTATTAATCGTAATTGCGATTATTGTATTCATAAACGGTCTTGTAAACGGAAATGTAATAGCATATGTCATAGCAGGGCTTTTTCTTGCGTATTTTATCGGTTGTGCATTGGAGGGAGGTGCATGGTAACGTACATGCTTGTCGTTACTGATGACGATGCAGCAGCGCGACAAATGTCGCCGATAATCACGGATAATGTTCGCGTTGACTTTATCGGAATAGGCCAACAAACCATCGGAAGACATTTTCACGGTCAAAGGTATAACGTAATTATCAATCTTACCAGACACCGCGATTTAAGTAAAACGAAAGATGAGCGAATTGACTACTGGTACCGGAACGAGTTACTCGCTAACGCGGACAAGAACGTAAAAATTTTATGACGGAGTTGATAGATAATGGCGGATCGACAATACCTCGCACTATGTCGACACATTCTCGATAATGGCGTTGAAAAGCCAGACCGAACCGGCACAGGTACGCTTTCTATTTTCGGTTATCAAATGCGTTTTGACTTATCTCAAGGCTTTCCGTTATTAACAACGAAAAAATTGCATTGGAAATCGATAGTTTACGAGTTATTGTGGTTCCTTCGCGGTGATACGAATATTAAATGGCTTAACAAAAACGGTGTAACGATTTGGGACGAATGGGCGGACGAAGATGGCGATTTAGGCCCGGTATATGGAAAGCAATGGCGTAATTGGTTATTACCTAATTATTCATTTACTCACGGATATAGATACGATCAAATCGCAAACGTCATTGACCAAATACGCAATAATCCAGACAGCCGTCGTCTCCTAGTCAACGCATGGAATGTTGGCGAACTCGACCAAATGGCGTTACCACCGTGCCACTTCGCGTTTCAGTTTTACGTAGCAAACGGCAAATTATCGTGTCAGCTTTATCAGCGTTCAGGCGATGTGTTCCTAGGCGTTCCATTTAATATCGCAAGCTACTCACTATTAACGCACATGATCGCGCATGTGACCGGTTTGGAAGTCGGCGAGTTTATTCACACGCTAGGTGACGCTCACATTTACTCGAATCATATCGAGCAAGTTAAAACGCAACTTGAACGCGAACCTCGTAAACTACCAACGCTAAAAATTAAACGTAAAGTAACTGATATTGACGATTTTAGATTCGAAGATTTCGAGTTAATTGGTTATGAGCCGCACCCGCACATTCCGGGAAAGGTGGCGGTTTAAATAGGTCTATTACCGTTATTAATGAAGGACGAAGTGGTTGCGGTTGAGCCGTGGACGAAACCATTTTTCGAGCAAGAGTAAAGGAGGAATCGGATTGAGCGAATACTTGAACATTAGCGAACTAATCGGAAAGACGTTGACAAAAATCGTTAAGAGCACCAGCGACGAAGGAGACGAAATCCGTTTTTACACGGAAGATGGCGAAGTTTATATAATGTACCACGAGCAAGACTGTTGCGAATCCGTATTTATCGAAGATATTTGCGGCGACTTATACGATTTAATTGGAATCCCAATCGTAATGGCGGAGGAAGTTATCGAAGAACGTCCGCCTCTTGATAAATGGGATGAAAGCTATACGTGGACATTCTATAAATTCGCGACAAATAAAGGTTACGTGACAATTCGCTGGTACGGAACGTCAAACGGATATTATTCGGAATCAGTTGATTTTATTAAAGTCGAGGAGGAATCGGAATGAGTAAAACACATTTGATTGCTGACGAAAATTTAGGCGGTGTGTTGCGTGAATTTGTCGAGGTTGACCGCACAGCAAATGTCGGCGATAAAATCGTTATCGTCAACCCTAGTACTTTTCAATTCGGATATGAATATACACAAGGTACAATCATGACGGTTGTGAAAGCATACGAAGACGGTGACGTTTACTGCGGAAAGTATTTTGACGTAATTAATAAATACGAATATCAAACGCTCGAACCGACCGACATCGTCCGCATTAAAGAAACGTACGAGCACGGAAAATGGGATTACATTCGTTACCGCCTAGTCGACCGCAAGGCGAAAGTCGGCGAAAAGGTCATCGTTGTTGTAGCAAACGATACGTTAGTCTATAGAAATGTCGGCGAAATAGTTGAAATCATCGAAACAGACGGGGATACGTTCGGCGGCTTATTAAATCCGTATGATTTAGGTGAAAAAGGCGCTATTTACCATTTTCAATATCTCGTGTTGGAACCCGTTGAGCAAGACGAAGAGACCAACATCTTGCCGAAAACAACCGAAGCGTCCGAATCCGTCCTCGACCTACTCGCCAATTTAGCGCAGCGGGTGGTGGAGTTGGAACGAAAGTTATGCGAATATACACGCAAAGTTGACGGATTGGAAGCCGACATTCAAAACATTAACATCGATTTAGGGGTGATTGATACAAGTATTGGTAAGGTTCTTGATGATGTTGCCACGTTAAACGAACGCACGAAGCCGTTAGAAGCGCTAGTAAAGGCGGTGAAAGGCGGTGAATAATCCTCCAATCAAACTCGCCCTCTGCGGCAAACTTCGTTCAGGCAAGTCGCTAGTTGCCGGTTACTTGTCGCTAATGCACGATTTCCAGCCGTTTGCGTTCGGCGACGCGCTCAAAAACGCATTTCACCGCGCTTTTCCGCAAATACCTCGACAACCGAAGCCACGCGCCTATTACCAGTCGTTCGGTCAATGGGCGCGGGCAACGATTGACGAAAACGTGTGGATTGACGCAACCATGCGAAAGGTTGACGAGTATTTGGCGCAAAATTGCTTGCGAATTTTGATCGAGGACGTGCGACAACAAAACGAATATGACCGGTTGAAACGAGAAGGCTTCGTATTTGTGCGAATTACTGCGCCAGATGAATTGCGGTTGGAACGTGCGCGGAAAGCCGGCGATTATTTCAGTAAGGCGGACTTGGCGCACGAAACGGAATTACTCGTCGATTCGTTCGATGTTGATTACGAAGTGGCGAATGACGGGACAGTTGACGAATTGTGTGCGAAGATTGATCGAATATTGGCGGAGGTGGTACATTGACTTTCACTTACGTTTCTAACTATCGGATGTCGTTTGCTTCCGTTAATTCAAACGCACGCCAGCGAACGCCCGCATCGTCAACCCATCCAATATCAACAAAAAAGAACGGCGCTTGGCTAAGGTTTAGCGAAAGCTTTTCGGCAATTCGCTTGCCGATGCCGGAAACCTGACCGCGACGATCTAGTTTCGCAATAGATGCGTTTGGAACGCGCGAA